TTATTAATACATTCAACTAAAGATGATTTGTTAATATTAAATGATGACATCAATGTTACTTCTAATAATATGTTTGAAGTGGTTTCCACCCACATTAAAACACCTGAATATTTTGGATTAAGTATAATTAATAATACATTCTCCTTTTTTGTTATTAACAAAAAATTTGTTGATGAGTTAGGGTATTTTGATGAACGATTACTTGGTTTTGGTGAAGAAGACGGTGATATTATGTATCGATTAAATAAACAAAAAGGAAGAAGGGTTTTTCGATTAAACGCTGATGGTCTTGAAAATATTGTATCAGATATAAGACACGAACACATAAAAAGTGGTGTGGGTAAATATTCTTTTTTTAATAGGGATTATATTTTTAACCAAAAATATAAATGTAATGGGGATATTTATTTTTTTCCTGAAGAGATAGAATGTGAACAACTATTAGATGATATCCAATTATATCCATATGAAAAATTTTTTATAGAAAATAAAAATAATTTATGATTGAAAGTAAATTTTCTATAGGTATAACAACTTTTTCGAAAAGATTTTCTTATGTAGAAACATTAGTAAGTCAATTAAGAACTTACACAGATGCCGATATATTAATATCAGTAAATGGTGATTATAATAAAAATTTTAATAACGAATATAGGAAAAAAATATTATCACTTTGTACCAATCATGATAATATTTATCCAATTTTTTTTCCAGAACAAAGGGGATTAGCAAAATTGTGGAATACTTTAATAGTTCATTCTAAAACAGATTGGTGTTTATTAATGAATGATGATGTAGAAGTTCTTTCCGCCGATTTTGATTTATTTGGTCAAAATGATTTAACTGAAACCCCTGATTTACTTAGGATTAATGGTTCTTTTTCTCATTTTTTTATTCACAAAAAATTAATTGATGATTTAGGTTATTTTGATGAAAGATTATTAGGTTTTGGAGATGAAGATGGTGATATTACGTATAGATATATTGAAAAATATAATAAATGGATAAAAGACACTTATATTCATGGAATTAATAATTTAGTGATAGATATAAGGGATGAAGAAATAAAATGTGTTAATAACAAATATTCGGCGTTTAACTCTGATTTTTGTTTTTTTATGGAAAATTCTAAATATGTTACCGACCCAAATGGTATTGTGTGTTGTTTTGTTCCGACAAAGAAAAAAAATCTATTAGATATAAATTTATATCCATATGAAAAATTTTTTAGAGAAAATAAACATAAGTTATAATACCTTTTATTACTCTTTAAAAATCATATGATTAAAATAAAATAAAATAAATAATAACACAAATTAAAGATAATGGCCCACGTAGCACAACAAGAATTTTTTAAAAAGGTTAAAGAACAATTTCCTGAAAGATTTAAAAATTGTTCAGTTTTAGACATAGGTTCTTTAGACTTAAACGGTAACAATAGGTATCTATTTGAAGATTATACCTATATTGGTGTTGATGTTGGTGTAGGTCCAAATGTTGATATTGTGAGTAAAGGACACGAGTATAAATCAGATGAACAATACGATATTGTTATAAGTTCAGAATGTTTTGAGCATGATATGTATTACGCTGAAACAATTAAAAATTGTATATCATTAACTAAACCTAATGGACTTTTTACATTCACCTGCGCATCAACTGGTAGAGGTGAGCATGGAACAAGAAGAACAAATCCACATGACGCCCCATTTTTGAATGAAATAGAAGGTTGGAGTGATTATTATAAAAACTTAACAGAAAGTGACATACGAGAAGTAATTGATATTGAAAGTCATTTTTCTGAACTTTTATTTCAATATAATGGAGGTTCTTACGATTTATATTTTTGGGGAATAAAAAAATAAAAAAAAAATAATCTATGATTAAAATAAAATTAGAATGTTGGTGGACTGATACTTTATCATTAAACACAAGAATGATTAGACAATTCGTACCAAGTGCTGATTTAATAGATTATTCACTTGTTACTGAAAATCCGGACTACACAATAGTATTTGGTAGAACTGATTGGGATAAAATCGAGACTCCAAAAGAAAAAACTTTTTATGTCTCACAGGAACCTTTATGGTCTCCAAATCAACCGAAAGATGGTATACACGATTACTGTTCAAAAATATTAATATCTGATAAATTAGAGTATCCTGATAGAGAAGAATACATAGAAACATTATTACCAATGTTTTATGCGGGTCGAGGAGAAAATGACCATAGAGAAGAATGGGATTGGTCTTCTAAATTAAAAGATAAGGGATATTCAAAAAACAAGTCAGTTTCAATCATAGTTAGAAAAGATACTTATAGTCATTACAATCATTTACAGAATCAAAATACTAATAAAATAAATTATGAAGAAAGAACCAATTTAGGTATTGAATTATCTAAAGATAACAGGATTGATGTTTACGGAACTTATTGGGTATCTAATGGTGAAAATATTAAAGGAGAGGTTTGGAACAAACATGTTGGTCTTGATGACTATAAATTTTCCGTGGCTTGTGAAAACACCATCCAAAAAAATTATATTAGTGAAAAATTTTGGGATGCGGTTTTAACAAACACCATTCCAATTTATTTAGGATGTTCCAACATTAATGAATTAATACCCGATAATTGTTATATCTCTCTCAATGACATGACTATGGATGAAATGGTTAATAAAGTTAAGTCTATTGTGGATAACGAATCAAACCTATATGAACAATACTCTGACAACATAAAAAAATTAAAAGAAGATTTTTTCATAAATCCTAAATATAATATTTGGGAAAGAATTAAATTACTGGTGAATGAATAGTATTTCATTGAACATGAAATTTTGGGATGATGGTCAACCCGACTCAACCAGAATAAGAAACGTTAATTTTTCTTGGAAGGAATTAAAAAAATTGTCAAGTTATCTTAATTCAAACGGTATTACCGCTGAAGCATCTTTATATGATTTTTCACCCGAGCAAATAATTTCAGATTCAATTCATATTTCATATCCTTTAGGTGTTTATAAAAAATCAGAAAAAACTAACATAATTCTAAAAGATAAGCAAAACTATGATTTTTTTATGGTAATTGATTGCGATGCTTTCTTCCATGAACAAGATTACGAAAAACTTTTGGAATTAATTAAATCCTTAGATAAAGGAGACGTTTGTACTTTTGATTTAGCAAAATTAAATGACAATGTTTCGGATTATGTTATTGATGATAAATTTATCATTGAAAAGGCAGATTGGTCTTATGCGTATTCAGGAGCCAAAGAAAATGGTCCATTAAGACATCATACCGGTGGATTAGGTGGTGTTTACATTTCCGATACTAATTTACTAACATCTTTGGGTGGGTTTGATGAAAAATATGTTGGGTGGGGTGCCGAGGATGGAGATATGATGGGTAGAATTTACTATTCAGTAATTCCTCATAAAATTAAACCAACGAATAATTTTGCACCATTTCATTTACCTCATTTTTCGGATTGGGGTAATAAAAATTATTCACAAAGATTTACAGAAAATATATGAAAATTAAATTTATAACATCGATTTATAGTGATTTACACGGAACTGAATTTGGCGGTAGACCAAATAGAGGAAGTCATTATAGGTATAGTTTATTGTCATTACTTAAAATGACAGATGCCGATTTTTTATGTTATACTTCAGACAGAGAAATTAATGATTTAATTAAATTTTTCTATGAAGATAATGGTATTTCGTCAGATAAATTAAAACTTGAGGTTTTTGATATTGGTAATACAAAATTCAAAGACCTTATATCACAACACAAAAATATTGAGGAGGTTAAACATTCTGATAGATGTATTGAAGTACAATATAGTAAATTTCATTGGTGGTGGAATGAAGATAAAAGTTATGATTATTATTATTGGATTGACGCAGGATTATCTCATTGTGGGTTAATACCTGATAAATATTTGACTGAGGTTGGCCCAATGAGATGTTATTATGAAAGCAATTTATTTAACAATACTTTTTTAAAGAATTTAATAGAAGATACTGGTGATAAATTTATTCTTTTGGGTAAAGAAAATGATAGAAATTATTGGTCAGGAACTGTAGACCAAAAATGGTATACAAATTATGATAGGAGTATTCATATAGTTGGTGGTCTTTTTGGTGGTCACCGAGATAAATGGGATAATATTGTTAATATATTCGAAAATTATTTAGAAAAACTACTAACAACTGAAAAAGTAACTTACCATGAGGAAGTTATTATGACATTAATGTATTTCAATCACAAAGAACTTTTTGAACGTAAACATTTTGATATTTGGTGGTTTAAGGGTAATTCACCTGCAGGGGTATCAGATGAGATGTTTGAAACAAATAAAAGTTTTTATAAAATATTAGAAGAATTTAATAGAATTTATGAGTAATATAACTTTAGTAACCGGTATATGGAATATCGGCAGAGACGGATTACAAGAAGGATGGTCAAGACCATTCCAACATTATTTGGACAAGTTTTCACAATTATTGGATGTTGAATCTAACATGATAATTTTTGGTGACGAAGAATTAAAAGATTTTGTTTTTAGTAAAAGAAGTAGAGAAAACACTCAATTTATTACAAGACCATTAGAGTGGTTTAAAGATAATGAGTTTTTTGACATGATTCAAAAAATAAGAACTAACGAATCTTGGTCAAACCAAGTTGGTTGGTTAAAAGAATCTACACAAGCAAGATTAGAAAATTATAACCCTCTTGTAATGTCCAAAGTATTTTTACTTAACGACGCTAAAATTATGGACCAATTCAATTCAGAATATTTGTTTTGGATTGATGGAGGTTTAACAAATACCGTTCACCCCGGTTATTTTACTCACGATAAAGTCTTGGATAAATTATCTAAACATATTTCCAAGTTTTCATTCGTTTGTTTCCCATACGATGCTGAGAATGAGATTCACGGGTTTGAATACAACAAATTAAATTCAATTGCTGGTGATAAAGTAACAAAAGTTGCTAGAGGTGGTTTCTTCGGGGGACCTAAAGATTCTATTAGCGACATTAATGGAATTTACTATTCATTATTAAAGACAACCTTAGATGAAGGATATATGGGTACTGAAGAATCTATTTTCAGTATTATGTGTTATAAACATTCTGATATTATAAATTACTTTGAGATTGAATCAAATGGTTTAATTGGTAGGTTTTTTGAGGATTTAAAAAACGATACCCTTAAAACTAGAAACGAAACTAAGGTTGTTGTTACAAATAATTTGGATACGAATAAAGTCGGACTATATGTTATAACATTTAACAGCCCAAACCAATTAAGAACTTTAATTAAATCGATGACTGAGTATGATAAAGATTACTTACTCAAAACTGAAAAGTTTTTATTAGACAACTCTTCTGACGAATCTACGTTTGAAGAATATGCAAAACTTTGTGAAGAACATAACTTTACTCATATCAAAAAAGATAATTTGGGAATATGTGGTGGAAGACAGTGGATTGCCGAACATTTTGAAACAACAGATTTAGATTATTATTTATTCTTTGAAGATGATATGTTTTTTTTTCCTAATGAAGGAGTTTGTAGAAACGGATTCAATAGATTTGTTCCAAACCTATACACTAAGTCATTAGAGGTTATGAAAAAAGAAAATTTTGATTTCTTAAAACTTAATTACTCAGAGTTTTACGGAGACAATGGGACTCAATGGTCTTGGTATAACGTACCACAAAGTGTTAGAGAACAATTTTGGCCAGGTAAAAATAGATTACCTGTTCAAGGGTTAGACCCAAATGCACCGAAAACTAAATTTGATGCTGTCTTATCGCATAAAGGAATGCCTTATGCTGTAGGTGAAGTTTATTATTGTAATTGGCCTCAGATAGTTAGTAGACCCGGAAATCAAAAGATGTTCTTAGACACAACATGGGCACACCCATTCGAACAAACATGGATGAGTCATATGTATCAGTTAGTTAAAAAAGATGAATTATATCCTGGATTATTACTTTTAACCCCAACTGAACATAATAGATTCGAACATTATGACGGGGGTCTTCGTAAAGAGTCATAACAATATATTTATTGTTATGGAATTTTATATTAAGAAAAATGCAACCTTACCTGTTTTAAAAATGCAGGTAGTCAAAGACGGGAGAGCTGGCTATATCCAATTGATGCAAGATTTGGAAGTATCGACTATTTTCTTTTCAATGGTTGATGTTTACAATGGTATCCCAAAAATTATAGACGCACCTTGTGGTATTGTTCCTTTAGATTTACCTGCAGGGTCACCGCCAGAATATTACATATATTTTCAATTTACAGAAAGAGATACTAATACACCTGGTAGATATCAAGGAGAGTTTTTAATCAAGAATGATGAAGGTAATTTAATATTACCAATAAGAGAAGATGTTTATATTAATGTTCAAGATAGTTTTTCTTCGGTAAATCCTTGTTGTTAATTTGATTCGTTGAGATGGTTTTTTTATATTTATAAAGGAAGGTAAATTTCACATGTTGTGAAAGCTAATAAACCACTTAAAAATATATTATGATATCTAACGAAGAAATTGAATCGTTTTTGCACGGAAGCGACCCCGAAGAATTTATTGTCGCAATTGAATTTGACTACGCATCCAACTCCATTTACAAGATTAAGGAGATTCCTGGTAAGGGAAAAGAAATCAGAAAAGACACATTCATTCCATTTGCTTGGGTTGGTGATTTAAAAGGTCTTAAATTTTACAACGATTCTAAAACCGCTCAAAAAGAAGCCATGACCAAATATGGTATTATGATTGAGAGTCTTGAAACATCAGGAAATGAAAGACTTAAAAAAGGATTAACTTTTATGGTTAAATCCCTCAAAGGTTATAGAGAACTTATTCAGTTCTTTAGAGACGGAGGATGTGACCCTTGGGGTGACAAAACGAAAGACAAAATAACAATTCTACCTCCTGTAGAACAATACCTTATCTCAAAAGAAAAAAGATTATTCAAAGGGTTTGAAGATTACAATCAAGTAACAAGACTTGTGTATGACTTGGAAACTACATCTCTTGAACCAACAGACGGTCGTATCTTTATGATTGGAATTAAAACCAATAAAGGATATCATAAGGTCATTGAGTGTATGGATGAGTCTCAAGAGAGAGGTGCTATCATTGAGTTTTTCAATATAATAGATGAGATAAAACCAAGTATTATTGGTGGTTATAACTCCGCAAACTTTGATTGGCATTGGATATTTGAAAGATGTAGAATCTTAAAGATTGACCCCAAAAAGGTCTGTAAATCTCTCCATCCCCAACATTCATTCACAAGGAAAGATAGTATGTTAAAGTTGGCGAATGAGGTAGAATCTTATGTTCAAACCTCAATATGGGGATATAATGTGATTGATATTATCCACGCAGTAAGAAGAGCTCAGGCAATTAATTCAAGTATCAAAGCAGCAGGTTTGAAGTATATTACCAAATATATTGACGCAGAAGCACCTGACCGTGTGTACATTCAACATTTGGATATTGGAAAGATGTATTTAAACAAAGAAGAGTTTTGGTTAAATATTCAAAATGGTAACTACAGAAAAGTAGGTATTGACCCAAGTATTGATTCCGTTTGTGAAAAGAGAACTGATGTTTATATTAAAACAACTGGAGATAATATTGTTGAGAGATACCTTGATGATGATTTGGATGAAACATTAAAGGTTGACCAAGAGTTTAATCAGGGTTCATTCCTACTTGCTGCGATGATTCCAACAACCTATGAGAGGGTATCAACAATGGGTACCGCAACATTATGGAAGATGTTGATGTTGGCTTGGTCTTATAAACATGGACTTGCCATTCCTGCCAAAGAAGATAAGACTGACTTCGTAGGAGGTCTTTCTAGACTACTTAAGGTTGGGTATAGTAAGAATGTACTTAAGTTGGACTTCTCGTCTCTATACCCCTCAATTCAGCTCGTACACGATGTTTTCCCTGAGTGTGATGTTACAGGTGCGATGAAAGGAATGTTAAAGTGGTTTCGTGATACCCGTATTAAATATAAAGAACTTGCGGAGCATTATTATGAAACGGATAAAAAGAAGTCAGAATCATATGGTCATAAACAATTACCAATTAAAATATTCATTAACTCCATGTTCGGAGCGTTGTCCGCTCCACAGGTTTATGCTTGGGGGGACATGTATATGGGAGAACAGATTACTTGTACAGGTAGACAATATCTTCGTCAGATGATTAGGTTCTTTACATCAAAAGGCTATACACCACTTGTAATGGATACTGATGGTGTAAACTTTTCAAGTCCTGACGATGTTGATAATAGAAAGTATGTTGGTCGTGGTTTGAACTGGAAGGTTAAGTTAGGTAAAGAATATACGGGACCTGAGGCCGATGTTGCAGAATATAATGATATCTTCATGAGGGGTGAGATGGCTCTTGACACTGATGGTGTTTGGCCTTCATGTATTAACTTGGCTCGTAAGAATTATGCGGTTATGGATTCCAAAGGAAAGATTAAACTTACAGGTAACAGTATTAAGTCAAAGAAACTACCACTTTATATTGAGGAGTTTTTGGATAAGGGAGTTAAAATGTTATTGGAAGGTGATGGAAAATCTTTTGTAGAATATTACTACGAGTACCTACAAAAGATATATGACAAAAAAGTTCCTTTGTCTAAAATTGCACAAAGGGCAAAAGTTAAATTAACTCTTGATGATTATAAGAAAAGGTTAACTACCAAAACTAAGGCAGGTAATAGTATGTCCCGAATGGCGCATATGGAATTGGCAATCAAAGAAAACCTAAATGTTAATTTGGGTGATGTGATAATGTATGTTAACAACGGAACTAAAGCTTCACAAGGAGATGTACAAAAGATGACCGCTAAACAAATTAAAGATACAAACGCAGTTTTATTACACGAGAATTCAAGAGCAAAATTAATTACGGACGGTGTTATGATTAATTGTTATATGTTGAAAGCGGATATTCTTGAAACAAATCCTGATTTAACGGGAGACTATAATGTACCAAGAGCGGTTACAACATTTAACAAAAGAATTGAACCTTTATTGGTGGTGTTTAAAGATGAGGTTAGAGATGGATTGATTGTTGACAAACCTGAAGACAGGGGAATATTTACAACAGCTCAATGCGAATTAATTAATGGTAAGCCATTTGAAGAAAGTGACCAAGATAGTTTAGAAGAAGTTATGTCTCTCTCTGAAGGTGAATTAAGTTATTGGGAGAAAAGAGGTCTTAATTCTGACTATATGTATGAATTGGCCGAAGAAGGGTGGGAAGAACACCTTAACTAAAAGAAAAAAGGAATATGTTTTTTTTACATATTCCTTTTTTTTATGATTGTTTTAATCCGTCCGATGATAAAATATACCAACTACCACCACAAAATCTGAACTCAATACAAGCCCCTCTATCTGCCTCAATTTCATCAAACTCTTCATCAATTTTTCCAACATCTGGTGTAATAGTAATTTTAGTTAAAGCCTTAATTACTGTATGGTCTGTTGTCCTTGAATCTAAAACAATTCTAGAAAACAGTACATCTTTAACAACAACACAATCTTCACCTTGTGTTCTGTAATCCGTTTCAGATACAATAGATACTTCTGATGTGTTTAATATTCTTCCGTGAATAATTCTTTGCGAGGGTATACTTTTAATGATTGCCATAATAACAATTATATTACATAAATTTGTCTTGGGAAAGCATGAAATTTAAGTTGTTTATTAAGATTTTCGGCTATTAGTGCTTCTTTCTCCATTTGTTTCTCTGGTCTTAGTCTTTCTAATCTTAACTTGAGTTCTTCTTCTAATTTAGACTTTTCATCTTTGGCTTCAGTTAAAAGACTTGTATAATCCATCTGAATTTCTGAATCGGGTGTTTTTAAATTACCTGAATATTTTCCTCTAACTCTGGCTAGTGTTTCTTTAACATATGCGGTAAACCATCTTCTAACCCATTGTTTTGCGGGTTCATTTAAGTCATCCCACAATAATTCTCCAATAGGAACATCTGTAGGTAATTTAATTATATCGGGATTTTGTTTTAAACAATCATTTCTATCTTTACCTGTGGTATCATAATACCAATACCAAACATTTGTACCAATATAATTACTATATGATGACCAATTGAATTTTCCACCAGGAGTATTCATTAAATGAATTAATTTTTTTCCGTCAGGTAGTCCAGTTATTCTATATGTTAAGTTACCACCTAAAATTCTATTTAGGATATTACCTTCTTGAGCTCTTATTAAATAATCAAATCCTGACATCATAAAGTACGACCCTTGATACCCAAATTGTGCATATCCAGATTGAGTTCCACCTAAACCAGCACCATCATATCCAAATCCAAGCCCAACCCCACCAAATCCAAACATTCCCATAGATTGATTACTATACCACAATAACTCATTAACCTCTCTACCCGCAGGAATTTCATATGTTTGTGTGTTTGCACTTAATGTAAAATAATCTTTTTTCAATGCCCACGGACCAACTGTTTGTAATCCAACAATTTTAGAATATGAATATTGGAATTGTTGCTCAAAATTCATTGTTCTTGTAATCAATGCGTTTGCTACAGATTGATTTTTCATATCTAAATTGACAAGGTTAACCCATTGAGATTCAATTAACCAATCAAGAATGTATTGTTCGTAATCACCAATTGATAATTCCAATAAGGAATCCATCATTTCATCTTCAACCTCAACACTTCTGATTGGGGCACCCAATAAATGTTTAATTCTTGTATAAATTTTACTTCTTTCTGGTTCTGCTATTACTGACATAACTATAAATATATCAAAAAATAAAACTTTATTTGTTTGATTTTTTAAGATTATCTATCGCCCATAAAGGTTGTAGGTTAGTGTAGTGACACAATTTATATAATTCTTCTTCTGTTTTTGCGGATGATAATGGAATTATGTGGTCTATGTGCCATTTTCCATAATTTTCCCACGTCATTCCATCAATAAATTTTTTTTCTAAAGACAATTTTAATTCTTGGGGAGAACAACCAATATGATGTATTGTTGTATTTCTTTTCGTAAAATAAGTAAAACTTATAAATCTATTTAATCTTCTTCTAATATTTTTAATTAATTTGAATGTTGGGTCAATTTTTTTTCTATCTGTGGTGTATGAAGGATTATTCTTTCTCCATAATCTATTTCGTTCTAAACTTTTTTTATGGTTTTTTTCTTTGTTATCGTAATAATACTTTCTATTTTTTTCTTTAATTATTACAGAGTTAGATTGATAAATTAGTTTACGACACAGTTTACAATGGACGTAATATCCGTCATTTCTATTTTTATCCTTGTGGAAATCATCTAATTTTTTTTCTAAACTACATTTACTACAAATCTTTGTTTCCATTTTTTCTATAATCTTTTAGTAATTTATTAACAAGAGAAGATAAATTAATATGAAGACCTCTGTAGTATGTTAATAATTCGGGGTCTAATGCTACCGATACTTTAGTTTTTTTTTCTTCTTTTGTTTTTAATTTTCTTCCCATAATTATAAATATAATAAAAGTGTGATTATTCACAAAATTATTTTCTTAAATTATTAATTTTTTTCATAATCTCTTCTGCCGCGTCTGCAGTGTTTTGATTATCTCCCATTACAGTTGAAATTACTTTTTTCTTGTTATTGACAATATCGTAAATTATATTTTCAATTGTGTTTTGATATATTGGGTAATAAACTAAAACATTGTTTTTTTGGCCAATACGATATGCTCTATCTTCTGCTTGAGCCATATCCGAAGGTAAAAATGACAAATCATTCATAATAACAGCCTCACCAGCGGTTAGAGTAATTCCAACACCAGCGGCTTTTATGTTTCCAACAAACACTTTTATCTTTTCATTTTCTTGAAACTGGTCAACACTATTCTGTCTTTCTGGTTTAGACATTGACCCATCAATCTTAACAGCACTTTTACCAAAATGAGAGACTATTTTATTCAAAGAATCTGTAAAATTACAAAATATAATAACTTTTTTATTTTGTTCTATAATATTTTCTGCAATTTCAATTGTTTGGGATATTTTTTCATCAGCAATAATTTGACGAACTTTTGTAAGTTTTGAGAATTGAACTGTTAAAGATTTTGATTCGTCAGGATTTTTATCATACCAATCATAATACTCCCCCATTATCTCTTCATAATTTTTTGATTTAAGTGTTAAAAAAATAGGTGTTATAATTTTTTCAGGTAAATCAAGAACATTTTCTTTTAATCTTCTAAGTATTGTATTTTGTGTTCTATCTCGTAATTCTTCCAAATTACTCGCCCCCATTACATTCCAAACTTTTCTTGAACCGGCTTTAAATTGAAAACCATTACAATACCTTATAACATAAGCTATCCAATTTTTACTAACCGGTGAATCAACCAAACTTAAAAGATTGTAATAGTCAATTGGTCTTGATGTCATTGGTGTTCCTGTTAATAACCATAACCTATCAATATCTTTAACAAAGTCATTAATTAATTTTGTTCTTTGTGCTTGAGCATTTTTTATATAGTGAGCTTCATCCACAATAACTAAATCAAAATTAGCTTTTTGAATTTCTGTTTTTGTTTTTGATTTTGGGTCGTGGAAGTTTTTGATGATGTCATAGTTAATGATTACAAAATCATGCTCAGTACTAAAATTTTTACCCTCCGCAATATAAATCGGTCTGTCTGTATAATTTTCAATCTCTCGTTTCCAGTTAAGTTTCAAGGTTGCAGGACAAACGATTAATATTTTTTTAGACTTTGTTTCCAAAGCGGCAATAATTGTACTCGTGGTCTTGCCCAAACCCATATCATCAGCTAAAATATATTTTTTATTTTCAACTAACTTTTGAATGGATTCTTTTTGATGTTCCATCTGAGGTCTGTTAGAATATTTTGAATAATCAATAACCACATCCTTAACTGTATTATCTTTAATCAAAGATGCTTTAGGAACCCAAAATTCCTGTAATTCATTCTCTTCAAAGAATTTTCCCCAAATATGATAAGCCTTTTCTTTTTCTGCCAATAGTTTTTCAACCCAAATCTTTTCAGGAACTATGGTTAATAACTTATCGTTTGCAAATTTTTGTGCAAAATATGCATCAAGTACTACCCACTTTTTTGCAACCTTTGGAGATTTATCGTGGTTGTTTATAACATATTCAGATTGACTTCTTGTCGGATAAAATTTTTTATTCAACAAGCATCTCTTTCTTAACTCCAATATGAAGTTGTTTGAACCTTCATAAGATTCAAGAATTTCAATAGCTTTAGATTCTAAACTTCCTTGTGTCATTCTTTAATTTCAGTATGTGTCCTTCCATCCGCCCAATAGGTGTCACCACCATAATAGACCAATATCTCTTCACTATAGTTTATTTGTTTTGAACAAACAAATTCAAAAGTTTCTTTTTCAAGATTTGACCTCCAATATGCGTTCGGATTATTTGAATGATTATATAAACTACCATATCCCCAAGCCAAAACTTGTTTTTCCCAAATATCTCCTTGAGGCCAATTAAATCTATAATCAATAAATAAAGGACTTACAGTACCAAGTGGTATATTCAAATCATGTATTGGACATTCTTCAATAACTTCACCTTCAAATATGGTTTCACTTGCAAAGACTCCATATCCATGAATTGGACTTTTTGTTATGTAAATTTTTTTTGGTGGAAATATTTTCATAAAATTTAAATAAAATATATAAAAAATTGTTGTATTTATCAATAATGGAAAAATTAATACCAATAACAAGGTTAGGTAAATTTTTTGGTGGTGAAGATTATTCTTTAGACATTAATATGGGTCAAGAATGGCTTGAGGGTGATATGAATTTTACTGTTATTTTATACAGGATTGATAGGTATAAGACTAAGTCGGATGATGTTTATGGAGAGGCTTTACAAGATGGAATTCAATTTTTGACACCAATTGAACTTAAAGGTTATGTTCAAATAATGGCTCCAACAAATCAAAAAATTGGTCAAAGTAAAGTTGAGTTGGAAGAGCCTGGAAATATGAAATTTTCTATCTATCAAAATTATCTTGATAACTTACAAGTTGATATTGCATTTGGTGATTATTTAGGATATTACGAAACTGAAAAAAGAGTTAGGTATTATAGTGTCGCTGATGATGGAAGGGTAGTTTCAGATAATAAACATACTTACGGAGGTTACAAACCGTTCTATAGAACTATTATTGGAACTCCTGTAAATGAAAATGAATTTAGAGGGTTATGATTATTTTAATATCAGAAACGCAAAAAGATGTTTTGAAAGAAAATATAATAGGTCAAAAAGTTATGGTCTATTACAATCTACATAAACATACTTTTTCAGTTCAAAAAAGTGGTATAGTTGTTTTACATGCGGATTTTGTAAAACTATCTGACGTTGAGTTTAGAGTTAGAAAGGGTGGTTTAAATAAAGTTAGAAAAGAAAAAGTTAAAAATGTTCACGCCTTTGTTATAGGTATATTGGAAGATTTTTGTGAGTTTCCGTGTTCTGACATTCCACAAGATTCTGAGGGAGAAGTAATATCGTATAGTCCATATGTTAATGATAGTTTTGTTATTAAATCAACCCAAGAACCAATATTTTATGGGAACGAAGTAAATATGGTTAATGGTATTAATAAAATTTATTTATTAAAATAACATGGGATTTCCAAAACAAATAAAAAAAACATTACCTTTACAGTATAAAAAAACTCTTCTTCCCCGTAGAGAACAACTTAAAGATTATATTAATAAGGATGGAACTTATTTGCCAAAATCAGTATTACATTCTGATTTGGACAGGGGTATGTTAGATTTTGTAAAAGATAGTTTAAATTTGGTTGTGTCAGGTAAATTAGTTCCAATGTTGGACATAATATTAACAACCCAAAACTGGTCACAATTTACAGAAACTTGGGAATTTGTTGACCAAGATTTTAACGTAAAACCTCCATTCATTACGGTAGTAAGACAACCAGAAGTTAAGTATGGCACAAACCCATCACTTCAATGGACAATACCGAATAGAAAAGAATTTTATTATGCAACAGTTCCAACATGGAACGGAAACCAAGAAGGAATGGATGTATATAAGATACCTCAACCAGTTCCTGTTGATATTGTTTATAACGTGAGAATAGTTTGTAATAGAATGAGAGAACTTAATGAATTCAACAAAATAGTATTACAAAAATTTTCTTCAAGACAAGCATATACTTTCGTTAAGGGTCAATATATACCAATTATTATGAATGGTATTCAGGATGAAAGTATTATGGATTTGGATAAAAGAAAATATTATAGTCAAAATTACGAATTTCAAATGTTAGGATATCTTATTGATGAGGAAGAATTTGAAGTATCTCCAGCGATAAATAGAGTTTTAACTATGATGGAAGTTTCTCCAAATTCTCCAAAAGGAAAGAAAAATGAGTTAAACCCTAAAAATCCTGATGTTTTTGATTTAGACTTTTTATTTGTAACAGGTAATACCATATTAAGTGAATTGATGGATTACCCTATTGATATGGAAGTTTCCCAAGTAAATAATGTTACTTCTTGGAATGTTTACATTAACAACCAATATTTTGGAAATAATGTTAATAGAATATTAATTAACACTAACGATATATTAAGAATTGAAATTACTAAAACTAATAATTCATTAGAATCAAAAATAATTTTTAGCAACAAATTAGTTTAATACTCTCCGTAAATATCTTTTTTATCTTTACACTTTTCAATAATTAATTGTTCCAAAAACTTGTAAATTTTAATTCCTTTTTTATCACAATAATTTTTTAGTACTTTATGTACGTCTTCTGAGATTTTTATGTTCTTTATATTGTTATCAGTTAATTTAGACATGAAAGATAAAAAAAGTAGAATTTATTCATACTAAATACAAATAGATTAATAAAAGTAAAGTTTTTTCATTTTATTTAGAATATTTATTAGAAATAAATAAACAAGAAACTAAAAAATAATGGCAACAGTACAGACTAATCAAAAAGTATTTGTTTCTCCGGGTGTCTATACCTCAGAAACAGATTTATCTTTTGTGGCGCAAAGTGTAGGTGTAACTACACTTGGTTTAGTTGGCGAGACTTTAAAAGGTCCGGCATTTGAACCTATTTTTATTACTAATTACAATGAGTTCCAATCATTCTTCGGAGGTTCTGAACCTACAAAATTTGTTAATACACAAATTCCAAAATATGAAGCAGCATATATTGCAAAATCATATTTACAACAATCTAATCAACTTTTTGTAACAAGAGTATTGGGTTTGTCAGGATATGATGCGGGTCCATCATGGACTATAACAACCACTGCAAATGTAGATGGTTCAACAGTAGGATTAAGTTCCGCAGTTGGAACTACTTGGACAGTTGGATTTACAGGAAGTTCTTCTGCAAACACGGTTTCTTTTGGAACGTTCCCTTACCCAATTCTACAAAATTTATCAAAACAATATACATTATCAGATGGTAGTGTATCTACACTTAGTAGTGATTTTACTGCTTATGTTAATGATTTTATGGACACTCCATCAACTTCTGCAACAACGGCAATTGTTTATGGTTCAATACCAAGTTCGGCGTACACTTCACTTAGTAGTATTCGTACTATATTAGTGAATGCTTTAAGTGTTGACTCATTAAACTTAAGTTCAAATGATTTAACTTCATCAGATAATAGTTCTTGGTTTTATTCTAATTTTACAAATTATTCAGGAAATAGTTATTCAGGATATTCTTTTAGTTATGTAGTTTCAAATATGGCTTCAGGTGCAAGTTCTACTTATACAGGAACTTTGTCAGGTAATGTGTATTCATATTCAGGAACTGCTTTTTCACAATATAATAATCTTGTAATTGCAACTTTACGTTCAAGAGGTATTTCAAATTACAATTCAACAAATCATGGACCTGTCTATCAAGTATCAGGATTAACTGATTTAAATTTGGTTTGTACTGGTTCTTATTCTGGTATTAGTTTAAGTCCGTACGCAACTTTCTTATTGTCGGGTGTTACTAAAGATTCAAAAACTTTCTCGTTTGAGACTTCTTTCGCAAGTACAAGTTCTAAATTTATAACTAAAGTTTTAGGCGTTGATAACTTTGGAAAATCCAGACTTGAAGTTCCGATTTTTGTTGAGGAGGTATACCCTACGGAATTAGATTATCTTTATAATAAAGGTTACATTCGTGGATTAAATTGTAATATGGTTGAACTTGCAGACGCAAGAAGTTTAAGTGGTAATTCTATTGCATGGAACTTGGAAAAGTATCAAACACCATTAACACCATTTTTAGTTTCTGAATTAAGAGGTAATAAAGTTTACAAACTGTTTAGATTTATATCTATATCAGATGGAGACTCGGCTAATACTGAAGTTAAAGTTTCAATTGCTAACATATCATTCGGTAATAGTACTTTTGATGTACTTGTTAGAAGTTTTTTTGATACTGACCAAAATCCTGTAGTTATTGAAAAATTCACGAGTTGTAATATGGACCCAGCGTCAAATAATTTTGTTGCAAAAAAAATAGGTTCTTATGACGGTGAATATCCTTTGAATTCAAAATATATTATGGTTGATTTGTCAGAGGAAGCCCCAATAGATGCTCTTCCTTGTGGATTCTACGGATATGACCAAAGAGTTTATGAAAATCTTACTAATAAATCACCAATACCAATTTATAAAGTTAAATACGACTACCCTGGCGAACCAATATATACACCTCCATTTGGAGTAGGTGTTGATTCTGGTGGTGATAATGTTAGGAGAACTTATTTAGGATTCTCAACAAAAATTCCTGTAGATATTTCTTTGTTACAATATAAAGGTAAAAGAAACCCTGTAACCGATTTTAACACTGCGGAAATAAGTACTCCTTGGAATTATTTAACTCAAGGTTTCCATATGGACTCAGGAGCAACTGTTGTTACAATTGGAAGTGAATATGTTACTAGTGGTCAAGTCGCTTTTGATTGTGGTGTTGCAGAATTCAGAAATGACCCTGAAAGTCAAGAAAACCCATACTACTTCATCTATTCAAGAAAGTATACAGTGTGTTTTGCCGGTGGATTTGACGGATGGGACATTTATAGAGAATATAGAACAAATGAAGATAGATTCAGACTTGGGTCTTCAGGATATTTAGCTGGAGCTGCTCCATCCGCAAGATACCCAACCGCAACAGGTCAAGGTATGTTCAAGAGAATTGTCGTTGAAAACAACACTCAAGATTTTGCAAACAGTGATTACTACGCTTATTTACTTGGTATTTTAACATTTGCAAATCCTGAATCAACAAATATTAATGTATTCGCAACTACAAGTATTGATTACGTTAATAATCCCGCTTTGGTTGCAGAAGCAATTAATATGATTCAGTTCTCAAGAGCTGACTCGGTATATATTGCAACAACACCTGACTATCCAATGTATTCTCCAGACGGTACTGACCCTCAACAAATTATTTATCCACAAAATGCGGTTGATAATTTGGACAACACTGGACTTGATTCTAACTATACTGCAACTTACTACCCTTGGATACTTACAAGAGATACTGTTACCAATACACAAATTTATTTACCACCAACAGGTGAAGTTTGTAGAAACTTGGCATTAACAGATAACATTGCGTTTCCTTGGTTCGCATCAGCGGGTTACACAAGAGGTCTTGTAAACTCTGTAAAGGCTAGATTGAAACTAACTCAAGAAGTTAGAGATACTTTGTATCAAGGTAGAATCAATCCAATCGCAACTTTTTCTGATGTAGGAACTGTAATTTGGGGTAATAAAACATTACAAGTTGCGGATACAGCACTTAACAGATTAAATGTTAGAAGATTGTTACTTCAAGCTCGTAAGTTAATTTCAGCAGTAGCGGTTAGATTATTGTTTGAACAAAACGACCAAATTGTTAGACAACAATTCCTTGATAGTGTCAATCCAATCCTTGATTCAATAAGAAGAGATAGAGGTCTTTACGATTTCCGTGTGACTGTATCTTCTTCACCTGAAGATTTGGATAGAAACACACTTACAGGTAAAATTTACCTTAAACCAACGAAGGCGTTAGAATTCATAGATATTGAGTTCTTCATTACACCAACAGGTGCTTCGTTTGAAAATATCTAATAACAATTTAGATTATATTAAAACCCCTCCTTAGTGAGGGGTTTTTTTATTTATAAATGTATTTATAACTATGAAATACATCATAACAGAATCTAGACTTCATACTGCAATGATAAGATTATTTGGTCAATACATTAATATTGATGAAGTAAAAACTCATAATCCAATTGAGGAGACTCCGGATGGAGAAGAATATGAAGACACTAATAAAACACTTTTTTATGTTGGTGATTATTATGGAGAAGGTGAACTTTTCAGATATTATGAATGTGATTATTTTAATGAAAACGCATATGAGGTATTACAAAAATGTCCTTTACTTACATTAGATAGTAGTATATCGGATACTTTTAATAGTTTGTTTGATGATTTATGGATTGAACCATTTATACAGTGGATTAACAATGAATTTGATTTAAACGCCAAAGTTGTAGAATAACTAATTACAAATATTTATATGGTATGATTTACATTATTAAAGAAAGTTTTAAGGATGAGACCACCCCAAACATGAAGTATTATGCTTTTGATTGGGACGATAACATTGTTCATATGCCAACAAAAATTATGTTAAAAACTGAAGATGGTGATGAGATTGGCATGAGTACAGAAGATTTTGCAAAATACAGACATGATTTAGGTAAAAACCCTATAGATTATAAGGGTGAAAAAATTGTTGGGTATGCTGAAAATCCTTTCAGAAATTTTAGAACTGAAGGAGATAAAGAATTTCTTATAGATACGTTAAAGGCTAAAAAAGGTCCCGCGTTTGAAGATTTCAAAGAAGCAATTAATAACGGTTCAATATTTTCAATTATTACCGCAAGAGGTCACAATCCTGAAACGTTAAAGCAAGCGGTATACAATTATATTATAACAGGATTTGGTGGAATAGATAAAGAAGAATTAATTAAAAACTTAAGAAAATATAGGTCTTTTGTTGGAGACGAAGAAATGTCAGACAAAGAACTTATAAAAACATATTTGGAACTCAACAAATATCATCCTGTTACTTTTGGTGTTGGAGGTGCAGAAAGTCCTGAAGAATTAAAAGTTATGGCAATGGATGATTTTGTGTCTTATATAAAAGGTATGGCAGCAATATTAAATAAAAGAGCTTATATCAAAAAAGATTTAGGTAATGAATTTGTTCCTAGAGTTCCTATGATTGGATTCTCAGATGATGACCCTAAAAATGTAGAAGTAATGAAAAAACATTTTGCAGATAAACCAGAAAAACTAGTTAAGACTTATTCTACTGCAACTGGAACTAAAAAAGAAGCTTAATACAATATAATTTTATCTAAAATAAAAGTAAATAGAAATTATTTTTGATACTCACATATTTATATAATAAATAAATAAAAAATTTTTAAATTAAAATAACATGGCTGATTTACTAATGAAAATGCCGATACCTTATGAACCGAAACGTCAGAACCGTTTTATCTTGAGGTTTCCATCAAGTTTAGGCATTAATGAGTGGTTTGTAGAAAGTACTGCAAGACCACACATTACAATAGCGGCAACAGAAATTCCTTTTTTAAACACATCAGTATATGTTGCTGGTAGATTTAACTGGCAAACCATTAACGTAACGTTTAGAGACCCAATTGGACCTTCTGCGTCACAAGCTCTTATGGAGTGGGTACGTCTACATGCAGAGTCTGTTACAGGTCGTATGGGTTATGCTGCGGGTTATAAAAAAGATATTGACCTTGAAATGTTGGACCCAACAGGAGTTGTTGTTGAAAAATGGATTCTATATGGTACATTCCTTACAGACGTTAACTTCAATCAGTTGGCTTATAACCAAGATGGACTTGCAACAATAACAAGTACTTTAAGAATGGACCGTTGTGTGCTCGTGTATTAGTTTTTAATAAAATACATCTAACCATTTACAATATTGTTAAATTCCCGTATATTTACTTATATGGGAATTTTTATTTGTAATATATGCGAAAAAGAATGTGACGGTCTTAATTCATTAAGAAGTCATTCTTCACAAAAACACAATATAAGTGGTGATAAAATTTATATTGAATATGTTTTAAATGGGTTAGAACCAAAGTGTGAATGTGGTTGCGGTGGCAGACCCCCATTTATTACAATAAATAAAGGGTTTTCAAGATTTATTCAATCACACCATAATAGAGTTTCAGGAAAAAACAATTTTCATAAAAATCCGAAAACTCGTCAAAAAGCCGCTGAAACTCAAAAGAAAAATTGGGAAGAAGGGAAATATATTGGATGGTGGGAAAATAAATCTGAAGACACTTTAAAAAAAATAGAAGGAATTAAAGAAAAATTAAGAAACAATAAAGATAGAGGTAAACAAATATCTAAAAAATTAAAAGGAGTTCCAAAAACAGAAGAGTCAAAACGTAAATTATCAATTTCACAAAAAAAACGATATGAAGATAATCCTCAACTAAAAATTAATCAATCTAAATATAAGTTGGAGTGGATGAGAAAAAATTCAAAAGTAAAAACTTCTAAATTAGAAGATAAATTTATTGAAATATTAAATGAAATTGGGTATGTTAAAGATATTGATTATATTCACAATCATTTAATATTAAACATTAAAACATTTTTTGATTTTTATATTCCAATTAATAAAATAATGATAGAAGTTGATGGGGATTTTTATCATTGCAACCCTAATAGTAAATACTCATTCGCTGAATATGATATACAGAAAAAAAATTTATCAAACGACAAAAGAAAGAATACTTGGTGTGAAAACCACAACATTACTTTAATTCGTTATTGGGAAAAAGATATTAACGAAAGACCTGAATGGATTATTTCCGATTTAAGAAATAGATTGTCTTTATAAAAATAAAAACACAATTATATTTAACCCTAAACTAATAAACGTTTAGGGTTAATTTTTTTATATATGGATGAACAAACAAGACAATACGCACAAGAAAACCTAACATTACCACATGATGTAGTACCTTTACCTTCAGAAGGTGTTTTTTATAAAAATAAAAAGAAATCAGTTAAGGTTGGGTATTTAACTGCGTCTGACGAAAATATTTTGATGGCGGGTGGAGAAGATGTTGCAATTAATTTACTTAGGGCAAAAATTTATGAACCGGATATCCGTGTTGATGATTTACTTGAAGGTGATGTTGAAGCAATTCTTATCTTTTTAAGAAATACATCTTTTGGCCCTGAAATATCACTTAATCTTACAGACCCAAAAACAGATAAGTCATTTACCGCTAATGTTTTGATTGACCAATTATCAATTAAAAAAGGTCAAGACCCAAATCCTGATGGGACATTTACGGTGACTTTACCAAAAAGTAATACAACTGTAAAACTAAAAATACTTACATACGGTGAGATAAGAGAAATTAATAAATCTTTGGCAATTTATCCTCAAGGAAGGGTTGTACCTTCAGTTACAATGAAACTACAAAGACAAATTATAGAAGCCAATGGAACAACAGATAAAGGAGAGATTGCTAAATTAATTGAACAATTACCAATTTTAGATTCTAAATACATTAAAAAATTTTTAGATGAAAATGAGCCAAGGCTTGATATGTCTAGAATAGTTAATACCCCATCAGGAGAAAGACTAACAGTTAATGTTGGTTTTGGGGTTGACTTTTTTCGTCCTTTCTTCTGATTATAGACAAGGACAACTGGATGAATTCTATTATTTGGCAACTTTATTAAAAGTAGGGTGGAATGAATTTACAGAAATGCCTCTTTTTGTAAGAAAATATTTGTTAGATAAGTGGTATAAAGAAAACAAGAAGGACTGAAAAACAGTCCTTCTTGTATTTATTAACATATTATGGCAACAGACAAAATACCCAATATTGGTGACCCTACAGGAATTATTGAAACTTTTGGTAAACTAGCAAACCAATTGAAATTTGATGCTGGTAATATAAAAGATGCTTTTGGAGATATTGAAGGCGCTGCTTTAGAGATAAATAAACAATTTGGACAAGGCAGACAAAGAATTGGTGAGTTAAAAACTGCGGTTGCCGACGCAATTCCTGCAATTGATAGATTGGGGGGTACTTCATATGACGCGGTTGAAACAATAAGAAAAGTATCAGAAGCGACAAATAGAAATGTTGTGGCATCTACTGAAGATATAACGAAATTATATTCGGCAATGCAAATTACGGGTATAGACGTTAAAACGCTTGTAGAAGGATTTCAAGATGTCGGAGTTCAATTTTCACAAGTAGGACCTCAAATAAAAGAATCTATAGATTATATTCAAAGTGTTGGAGCTAATGCTGGAGCGGTAATGAGTAAAGTGATGGAAAATATGAGCCAAATGAATAGGTTCAATTTCCAAGACGGCGTTTTAGGTTTAACAAAAATGGCAACTCAAGCAACCTTAATGAAATTTGATATGGGTCAGGTTTTTACTTTGGCCGACAAAGCTTTAGACCCACAAGGTGCAATTGAGTTATCATCCGCCTTTCAAAGGTTAGGAATCTCTGCTGGTGGATTAACCGACCCATTTGAATTAATGTATAAGTCATTGAACGACCCAGAGGGTTTACAAGATAGTATTGTAGAAATGACAAAGCAATTCACTTATTTTGATGAAAAAACAAAATCATTTAAAATAAATCCTGCAGGAATGCTTCAATTGAGAGAACTTCAAGACCAAACAGGACTTATGGCATCTGAGATGTCCAAATTAGCATTAAACACTGCGGATTTGGATAGAAAACTTTCCATGTTAAGACCTTCTTTGAAATTTGAAAACGAGGAAGATAAGATGTATTTGGCAAATATTGCCAAGATGGGAAAGGGTGGTGAATATACTGTAGATATTGTAAATAAAGAAGGAAATACAGAAACAAAAAAATTACAAGATTTAACTCAGGACCAGTTAGACATTTTAATAGAAGAAGAAAAAACTAGACCAAAAGATTTAGAGAGCATGCAAAGAGCCCAATTACACAATATTGAGGCAATGGCCGGAGACATGAGAGCCATTAGAGATAAATTGGTTTACGGTTTTGTATCTGCTCCAAAAGTCAGTAATTTTGCTGAAGATATTGGACAAATTGGAAAAATTGTGACTGATACTTTAAATAAAAATGTTGACCAAAAAGCGGTTAGGGGAAAAGTAGATGAGACAATTGGAGATGTTAAAGAAATAATCTCAAAAATGATTAGAGGTGAAAGTGTCGGATTAGATTTTGAATCTTTGGAGAAAACAACTAAAGGGATATTTGATTTTGAAAAATTAAAGGATAAGATAATGGGTATGTCGGGAGACATAAAAAAAGAAATACCTCAAAAAATTAAAGATAGATATGATTTGCCATCGGTTGACCTTTCAAAATTATTTGAAAAGATGACAAATTGGTTTGATAATAATGATGGAAAATATTCAAAAGTTGATGACTTTCCAAAATATAGTCCAAAAAATTCATATCCAAAATTTGATGATTTTCCAAATAAAAAAGAGTTATCTGTAACTACAATTGATACTGGAGCTCTTAATATTGGGGATAAAGGATTAACAGAGTTATTTGCTTCAATAGGTAAATCAAAATATGTTGTTGGAATTCCTACTGATATTTCTGATGCGTTTAAATCTAGTTTTGCGGATATTGCAGGTCAAGTTGGTATTACAAATGGACTAACTGAAAAAAGTAATAATATACTTAGTGAAATTGCAAAAAATATAAAAAGTCCTGTTGGGACACCTATTAATAGAGATTCTGCATATAATGTTAGAAGTTTGGTTAAATCATCGTCTACTCCCTCAACAGATAATTTTTCAAAAAATACAGAATCACATATGCATACATTTGATGGTAATATTACTTGGAGAATAGACGCACCTCCTGAGTTAGATACTAAAAGATTTTATGCGATGATAGACAAACAAGAATTTAAAGAAGCGTTTTACAAGATAGTTCTTGAAAAGTTTAAAGAAACAGAACAACAAAGCTCTTATACAAAATCTGCATAAAAATTCTAAAGAATCTATTTATATTAAAAGAAATAAATGGGTAGCCCGCTAATTGTCAATTCCGAAGTATTCAGAAAAAAAATTATTGTCAAAAACTTGGTACCTTATATCAAGTCACCCAGCAAAATTACGCCACCCATTAATTATGACACTATATTATCAGATTATTCGGTTACGGATTCGCCTGATGTTTTAATTGACGAATCTGGTTTTGCTAAAAATCTATATAAAAATAATCAGTATGGGTCAGAAGGTGGATATAAACAAGTTCCTGACCCAACAGCATTACTTAATAGTAAATCTAATGAGGGTGAATATGGGTATCAGGATGCTAATATTGTGGATGATGGTTATGCCGCAACACAACTTTGGAGACCTTTAAACGCTTATGCGGCAAGTAATAATTTGGACGCGGCTGATGTTATTGCAACATTGGAAATTTTGCAAGTTAATAATGGAAGAACTCCAAATGGTCAACAATATCCATCATTCAATAATTCTTCATATACTCCGGTTGGGATATTATTATCACCTGACCCATTAGGTGATAATGGTTTATTAAGTCAAGATTCATATATTGCTCGTTTAGGTGCTAAATTATTAAAAAAAGAATTTGAAGCAAGAATAGGTAGAGAAATTATTAGGAATACGGTTGCAAGGGCAAATATTTTTAATGTTAGGTCAGGAACTGATGTTTTAAATTTGATTACTGGTAGAGTACCACTTATAGAACCAAACTATACTATTACAGTTCCGGCGAATCCAATAATTGCCGCCACAGATTTTGCTTTGAAATTAGCCGGTTCAACAATACCTGTATCAACAATACCTGGTTCTTATTTTGATTCAAGTATTAATTCAGGACAACCAACAACAATACAACAACTTAATAATGCATTTAGAAAAAGTACCGTTGGTAAATTTGTTACAAAATTACTTGGAAGTCCTAAAACAGGTTCAGAATTATTTTTAAATAATACTGGAGGTGGACAAAAATCTAGATTATTTGGTAACTTAAATTATAACAAATATAAACCAGGATATAATAGAACTATATTTGATAGGTTAGGAGGGGCTATTGTAGGTACTAATACTGAAAATAGTAACTATTACATAGGGTCAACAACATCAGAACCATCAAGAGTTTTTTCACCTAGTGGTTCTTTACCTAATAATAGTTTTGGGGAAGAACAACAATCACCTGTATTTGGTCCGTCAGAGTTAGCACAATTATATGAAGGTCCTAGTAAAGAGATTAGATTGGGTGCTAATGGAGTTGCTTATGTCAATGGGGGAGGAATTGAAGGTGGGTTAACTTGGATATCTCCAGGTACCGAATCAAATGCCGGAAAAAAAGTAACTCCTGGAGGAGGAACCATTTCAACTGAAAAGATACAAGTATTACCATCATTTGGTAGTACAATGTCTACATCAATTGACTTTAAAGACGGTTCAATATTAGACCAGACAAAAAGAATAATTGATAGTGCTGGAAAATCGGGAGGAAAAAAATTACAACATGTTGGAAATGCTATAGACCAAGTAAGTAAAGTATTTAACGACGGATATAAAGAAATTACCAAAGGTTCAAAAGTTATAAGTTATTATTATAATGGTTTTCAAAATATTGGAAATGAAGTAGGTGCGGAATATTGTAGAGTTTTTAGTAAAGATTTACCTTATTTACAATATAACGATTTACAAAAAACAGATGGAATTACAACACAAAATAGAAAAATAAGTTATTCTGTCTTAGATAGTACATACAATCTTAATATATATCCTAATAAAAAAACAGGAACTGCAAACTCAACAAATTTAGTTGGGGACCCTGATAAAGATGGTCACGTTAAAAAGTATATGTTCTCAATTGAGAATTTAGCATGGAGGACATCAAGTAAACCAGGATTTACATATTCTGATTTACCTGTATGTGAAAGAGGTCCAAATGGAGGCAGAATTATGTGGTTTCCTCCTTATGGTTTAACTTTTTCTGAAAACAATAGTGCGTCATGGAAAGATTCATCATTTATTGGAAGACCTGAACCAATATATACTTACAGTAACACAAGTAGAACTGGTAGTTTAACTTGGAAGATAGTTGTTGACCACCCATCAGTATTGAATTTAATTGTAAATAAAGTTTTAAATAGTCAAACAAACAAAGAAAAAATTAACTCAATGATTGATTCTTTTTTTGCAGGTTGTTTAAAATATGATTTATATGATTTGGCTAAAAAATATCCTTTGGCTAATCCAAATGATTTATATATTATTCAAACTGAACTTAATTCAAAACAAGTTCCTAAAGAACAAATTAATTGGATTGCAAAACAATTAACAAGTGGTAAAGATAGTTCTAATAATGAAACTATACCTGAAGTGCAAAATCCTATTATTAACACGCAAGATATTACAGGACCTTTATTGGGTTTAGGCTTTTATTTTTATAATGATGAACCAGGTAAAACAGAAACTACACCACAACCTTACAATTACTATTATACCTCATATGTTGGTAATAAACAAACATACATAAATGCTGCGGTAAATGAAGGAGGAACTAAAAATAAAGAACAAGTAACTTTATTTTTTAGTGATGTTGTAGAATCAAACTATTCTATGGTTAATGAAAACCTTTTGAAGATTTATAATGGTATTAAAGCTAATGAATATGAAAAAGTGGTTATTAATTTGGTCGGAACAACATCAGCTCCGGCAACTAAAGAATATAATTTGGGTTTGGCTAAAAGAAGAGATGATTCTGTAAAAAAATATATTAGGGAGTTTAAACCAGCTACGGAAAAAAGTACATTAAGTGAACTTGCATTAACTAATAATATTATTATATCTATAACTCAAACAGAAGAAGGTGAAACTTCTGTCACAGTTAAGAATAAAGATAAAGTCACAAGCAACTCATATAATTGTACGGACCAAGATAATTCAACCGCACCCTCACATGAGAAAAATACCGTAAATGCAATGGCTTGTAGACGGGTGGCAATTAATAATGTTACTATAGTACCAAGAATTAAACCAACAGAGCCGGTAACACCAACAGTTAATACATCAACACAATATACTCAACAAATAACAGAAACGACAGTAACTGAAACTACAGAAGTACAAAGACCTAGATTAGCTGATAATATTTCAAAAAGAGTGTTGAGGTTATTATTATCTGAATGTGATTATTTTGAATCAATTAAAGAAGACACACCAATGGTTTATGATAATTTAAAAGATAAGTTAAAATTCTTTAATCCCGCATTTCATTCAACAACTCCAGAAGGTCTCAATTCAAGGTTAACATTCTTAAATCAATGCTTAAGACCTGGAGAAACAATTCCAGTAGTTAAGACAATAAACGGAAAGTCAACTCTACAATATAATAATGCGGTTAATACTGCATTTGGTGCGCCTCCTGTTCTTGTTTTAAGAGTGGGGGATTTTTATAATACAAAAATTATACCTGATAGTTTAAATATAACTTATGAGAATTTAGATATTAATCCTGAAGGTATTGGCATTCAACCTATGATTGCAAATATAACTATGGGCTTTAAATTTGTTGGTGGTAGTGGTATGAAAGATGCTGTTGATAGAATTCAAAACGCATTATCATTTAATTTTTATGCAAATACAGAAGTATACGATGATAGGGCAGAAGTTACTGATACAGAAAGTTTGACAAAAGAAGATGATTATTTTAATAATTTTTATTCAAATCAACCACCACCTACCGTAAGACAAGTTCAAAATAATAACGGACAAAATAATGGTTCATTTATCGGAGAAGTGCTAAGTTCAGTACAAGGTGTTAGCGGCATAACAGGAGATATATCTTATACTAAGTTTATGTCTCAAGTTGTTGACGAAACTCAAAATTATTTCACAACAATATTCAATAAGAATAAAGAAGTTTTGGTTCAATACAACGAAGGTATTAGACAAATATGGACACTAAAAAGAAATTATACTGAAGGTATCTTGAGTGGGGATTTGGTACAAAGTCAATACTTATTTGGTAAATCTGCACAATTCCAACAGAATATTGATAATATATTTCAATACTATTTGGACTCAATATCAAATGGAGGTGACCCATTCATGTCTTTTATTTCTGCACAAAATAAGAATTTTTCCGATAAAGTAGTAAGGGAAATTTCAACAAGTTATTATAATTACGTATCTGAAAAGAGAGACACGTTTGCAAATGCGTTAACAAAAGTAATTCAAGAAGCCACTCTGTCACAACAATCGTATGTTCAACAATTGGCTAGATTGAATATTATTAATTTTGGACGAAACAATGGTCCCGAAAACCCTACTTCTGGTACTGATGGATATCAAGAAAAAAATGGATATACTCAAGTTTATTATACAACAGGTGAGACACTTCAAAATCTTTATGAAAATAAAGAAAAAATATCGTATTCTTTACATGATTATTATTTGAAACTTGGTGAAGAAATTAAATTTACTGCAGGTTCAGGTAAAGAACTTACAAATAAAATGATGTTATCAAACAATAAGGATTTTTCACAAGAAGAACCATTTACAAGTGTTTCTAAAAATCCGTTATTTAACGATGTTAATTTTTCAAATCAGTATATTATATTAAACCAAGATATTGTGGATGACAAAAAGTATGAGACGTTTAAAAATAAAATAATCGGAGGGGTTTTAGCTAATCCCGCTTTGTTCGGTAATGGTAACCCTAGATTATCTGAAGAGTTTGACGTTTATTGGAAATTGAGTGCGGCTCCAGTATTTAAAGAAGAAAATGGAGTGGCTTTAGATTTCATGAATTACATGGAGAAAACTGAGTTAAAAAACTATTTAAACTATACTGTTATTGATAAAACTAAGGAAATAAAACTTTACTATAGTAACAATCCTGACGCCACAGAAGACAATTTAAAAAATAAAAGAATTAGTTACATAAAATCATTAGGCAACACTGATAACTCAACAACAAACACTAAAACATTCAACGACCAAATTGATTTTGTAAATATCGCAAAAATAAAACTTAATTAATGGCATATACATATTGGAATAGATATTCCCAATTTTTAATCAATGGTCAACAAACTGTTGTACCTTTTGTGCAATTGCCAGGAAAAACAACAGATAAAACATATGTTTATAAAATTGGAACAAGTAGATTAGATAAGGTATCTCAAGAAATTTATAGTACACCTTATTTTGGATGGTTAATATTACAGGCTAATCCCCAATTCGGAGGACTTGAAAATTATATATATGATGGTGCTATATTGACAATTCCATTTCCTCTTCTACCATCATTACAGGATTATAAAGGAGCAGTAGAAAATCATTTTTATTATTATGGTAGGTAACATTCCCGACAATAGCGGTAATATTTTAGTTGAATTTGATTATAACAATATAATTGTTGTAGACCCAAATAAAACTATTGATGCTCAAGGTAACATGAAAGAAAGATTGGTAGACCATGAGAATCTTGTCATGTTTGTTAATCTTGAGGCGGAAGTATTACCAAGAACTAAATTGGCTGTTGGTGGAAGTCCACAAGATACTGCTAGAACTGTTTCTATTTCTAAGATAAATTTTTTGGCGCCAAATAAAGACCAGTATTTTACAACAAGTTATTATGATGAGTTAACAGGAAAAAATACAACCAAAAATAATGGGATAAATCAAAAAACCGAAACAACTGTAGTTCCGCCCAATAATCAGAAAGCATATGTTAAGGCTGGTGTTATTAGTAATGGTATTGATGGAGCGGTTGATAATGGTTTATTAGGTATTACAAGTATTAATATAAGAATTAGTACATCATTTATACCGAGTGTTAGTATTACATTAGAGGATGTTCAAGGAAGAGCATTATTTTCACTAGGTGATAATTCACCATATGCCGCATTTTTTAATTTGCCATACCCACCATTTTATTTAACTTTAAAAGGTTATTATGGACAAGCGGTAAAGTATCAATTAAATCTTGAAAAATTTAATGCCACATTTAATTCATTTAGTGGTAACTACCAAGTTGCGTTAGAACTTAAAGGTTATAAGTTTAATATATTAAATGAAATACAAGTATCTCATTTGTTAGCGGCACCACACATGTACTCTACTACATTTCAACTTAGTCAGTCAGAAACTAACGCAAAAAATTTATCCAAATCAATACAAACAAAAGAACCAACACTTGGTGCAACAAATAGTAATGACGTTAGTTTAAGTTCAGTTACAACTGAAAAAGGATATGAAAAAATTGCTTCAGTATATAGTGATTATAAATCAAAAGGTTTATTACCGTATGATTTTCCTGAAATAACACTATACCAACTTATGGATAAAATATCAACCTTTGAGGTTAATATTATGAATCAATATACTAAAGCAGATGTCCAACCTTTAACAGACTGTAGAGCGTATAAGTCACTATTAAAGAAATATTATGAGGAAGTATATCAATCAAACGATTCTTGGTTTTCAAAATTTATGGACCCACAACCAATAATTTTAACTGATGGTACAAAAAGATTTGTTTTTAAAGAAGGATTTACCATAACGCAACAAGCGGCGGCAATTCAAGATTTAGAAAATTTAATTATAAAGTTTAACGGAGAATTATCTAATAATAAAACATTAGGTAAAGCTGGAGATTATCCTATTGAAAACCCAATAACTAAAACTCAAATTGTTCAAGAAAAAGTTAATAAGGCTCAAATTAATGTAATTGCAACATTACAAGAGGCTGGAATTTTTGTAACTGTTGGTTCGTCGCCAGAAGTTGCGAGTTTTTTTAAAAAAAAATCTAATTTATTTAAATTTTTCTTAGTAAAAGATTCTAACACTGGAGAAATTGAATTACAACAGAGCAGTATTTTTAAGTTTCAATTTTTTATAGATTCTATTAGAAAAATGGAAGCAGACGCTAATAAAAAACAATCTGAATTAGAAACAAAGATTACTGCCGAATTAGCAAAAAAATTGGAGGACGATAAAATAGGGTTAGGTTTTAAACCTACAATTAGAAATATTTGTGCAATTATAATGGCATCTGCGGAAGGGTTTATAAGACTAATGGATGAAACTCATACAAATGCTTGGAATTTAAGGAATGACCCAATCAGAAGAAATGCAATTTTAAATAATCAATCTTCCGCAACAAGCTCCGATGCAAAACAAAATGTTTCAATAACAAATACAAGCTCATCGTTAAAAAATTCAGAAATACCAATTTATCCGTGGCCTCAATTTTTTGTTGAAACAACAGAAGATGTTAAAGGTAAATTTCAATTGAAATATATCGCAGACCCTTCGGTTGTTGATTTAACAAAGGGTGATATATATGCTAAATGGCCTGAAGTTCAATTTGTTGAAGAATATTTAAAAGGTCTTACTCAAAAGTTTGACACTCCTGTTGAACAACCTACATTAGATAACTCAACAACAACTAATTTATTAAATATAAATGCCGTTGAATTTCCACAAGGAAATGTTGCATATAGAAATAAAGATGAACTTAAGTTTTTTTATGAAATATATGAAAGACAATTTCTAACGGCATTTTATACTGGACTTGGAAGAGTAAAAAGTAATTCAGGTAATAGTCCTATTAATGAATTAATTAATATTGTTACGGATTATGAGAGTCAAAACATCTATACGAGTATTGGAGGAAGTAGTCCATATTTGACTTTTAAATTAAAAAACTATAACATTACTGCAAATAATTATTTAAGAACTTTATATAGTTTTTCAAATCAAGGAACGGGAAGGTCTTATCAGGATTTTATTAGGGATTTTTTTGTTACTCCATATATAAGAACTTTATTAGACAAATCATTTTCAATATTATCAATAGAAGATTTAGGAGCTGAACCACAAAACAAATTGGCTGAGTTAGCACCAAAATTAGAAAGTGTCATAAAAAATGCTTCAGATGAGACAACTATTATTGATACTTACCCATTCACAAATGATAAATGGTGTGCGGAAAATTTAACAAGTAATAATACTAATCTTGGTAATAAGAGGTATAATGTCAGTAAAGTTTTAAGAGTATACTCTGCAAGAGATGTTTTTGCAAATTTTGATGATACTTCAACAACAACTGTAAACAGGCCTGTAACTAATTTTTATTATTTGAATCCTCCTAATCCATTAAAAACTATAAGTTCGGTTGTAACCTTATCTGATTTTTATAAATCAGAATCAACCAAAACCTTGTTACCTACAGTAGGATTTACATATACAGATGTGCCGGCTAAAGATGTTGCAGGGTTTAAACAACTTCCAACAGAAACAACAACATCAATTTTCAATACACCATATTTTATTAACTCAATTTTGAAAGGTGTTGATAATTGGAGAAGAGGTAACAATACACCATATAAAACATCTGCTTATCTTTTCTTGAATTCTTTACCACTTATTTCTTTAAAAGAAAAATTAAAATCTAAAACTAATATTTCAGATATTAATGGAGTGGTTACAAATTCAGGGCTTGATGATTTAAACTATTTCTTTGCAACTTTGAAGAAGTTCGGGGCAATTCACAAATTACCATATGCTTGGATTTTAAAGATGGGTTCAATATGGCATAGATATAAAACATATAAAGAAACTAATGTTGATATCTTAACAGATGTTTGGAACAACTATGACTTTATCAATGGATATGACCCAATAACTAAAAATTTATCAAAACAATACAAGTATACTCAAAACGGAAAAGAAAATGTAATACAACTTCAAAATGTATCTTCAGATATTAATAATATCCAAATTGGATTTTATCCAAAAGTTATTAACGATTTTAATGTATTTTATAATGGGTATGATTTATTTAGTGGATATACTGATAATGAATTACAGTCTGTTGTTAACAGAGGATTAAAAATATATAATTTTCCAAATTCAAACATTAGTAATGTAACTGCAGGTACAACTACATTTAATGTTAAAACTTGGTCAGTATTAATTCCTGCAAATACAGAAAAATCTGTAAAACCACAAGAAGATTGTAAACCAGACTTAATATCTTATTTGGAAAGTAGTTTTATTATTCCTTCATTTGGAGGAGGAGTAAACGAATCTGAGGATGCTTTGGTCACAAATGGAGTACTTACTCCAGGATATACATTTAATGGTAATCCTGCGGTGTTTAATGGTTCGGTAAGGTTATTTTGGTCGGCATCAAACTATGGTTATTTTGATTCTACTAAAATTGTAAAACCAAGTCCTTACGATTATATAAATAAGATTGAGACAAATGCGTCTGATATGTCACCATTTAGGTTATTAGGTACAGATAATTATAGTAAAATAGATGAAATATTTTCTGTGTTTGAAAAAAGAATATTAGATTTGTTTGAAGAAGAATTTCTTAATTTCTCTAAATCAATGTCAAATATTGAAGAAGGAATACCAATTAAAACAACATATGACCAAAACAATGGAACTATTAATGCTATGTTTAAAAACTTTCAATTGCTCTTTAAAGAAATGATGAGAGTTCCTCCAAACTTTGAAAAGAAAAATGATGAAAGTTATTTTAATAGTTCGGTAGACGAACAATTTAATTCGGTTTTGAGTCAAATAAAAACATTTATGGATTATGATGTTTTATTTAGATATGGAAATCCTTCAAATTATAATAAAAGGATTTTTGCTTCATTCCTATCTTACCAAGGAACCAATGTTGTTACAGACCCAATTCCACTTGAGCCTTATGTACCGTTCACTTTACCATCAAAATATGGAGGAATTACAGTATCTAGTTCAAAACAAAAGTATCCAAAAGAATGGTTGGAATTAGAATTACAAGTAGGATTCTCTACAATACCAGAATTGGACTATAAAGACAATGGTTCGTATATTACGGATTTCTTTGTTGATAATAATATTGAATTTACAATTGAAAATATAACATTGTTAGCACCAATAATTAAAATGTATGCAACACAAAAATTATCTAATGGAATAACTCCTGCAGGATTTAGGGTAAGCATTCAGTCTTATTTGACTGATTGTAATGATTTACAAAATTTATTTATTGATGGAGTAATGAGGAAAATTGTTGCTAAATTGCCTAATCAAAGTCAATTACCTGAAACAGAGAAACGGACTGTTGTTGACGGAGACCAATCCAAAGTTTCTATTTACGAAACATTTAAAGCAGTAAATGATAAATGGATTGCTGGAGGCGATTATGAGTCAAAAACATTATTTGAAGACATTTTATTTTTAGATAGAGCATCTAGAAATATAGGGGATGTTTTACTTGTTGATATTTTTGAACTTAGAAATGTTTTAAATAAAAATTCACTTAATATGAACATGAGTGTCTACACTTTCTTGGCTGGAATTTTTATTAATAACAAGTTTACAATAATGAATTTACCGGCATATGTTAATTTTTATAACGTACAAGATGTTGGTAATATTGATTTTTCAAAACCTGAAGGTAGTTTAGAGTTTGCAAATAATTTGTGGGGAACATTTTTAAATGTTGATTATAGAAACTCAACTTCAAAAATGGTTTGTTTCTTTACAGGAAAACCATCAAGTTATCTTAATTTACCAGATAATAATTTTTATAGATTTAGAGATGATGCATTTGATTTAAGAAGAGCTTCTGATAATCCTTTAATAGAAAATCAAAAAGGAAAAACAGATTGGGCGTTATCTAACAGATGTGTCGGATTTAATGTTGATATTGGAGTTAGAAATCAAAATATATTTTATTCTTTTCAAGTGGGACAAGATAATGGAAAGGCGACGGCAGAATCAATTCAAGCGACCTTAAATATAATTAATAACGTCGGAGGTACAAATACTTCAACACAAAGTGTTGGATTATACAATTATTATAATCAAAGAAGTTATCCGTGTACTGTCGTTAGTTTAGGTAATGCTCTTATACAACCAACAATGTATTTTAATTTAAGACATGTTCCGATGTTTAATGGACCTTATATGATTCAAGAGGTTACACATACAATATCTCCAGGTAGTTTCCAAACTTCATTTACTGGAATAAGACAAGGAATTTTTGATTTACCTCAAATAGACAAATATCTACAAAGTATTAACCGAAATTTATTAACTAAGCTTGAAGCATTTATTAAAAATAAGGAAGAAAGTACAACTGTTGTTCCAAAACAAACAAATAGTGATAATCGTCAACAACCTGAAAACGCTTGTGTTTCTAAGATATTAGAAATATATAAAGAAGATAAATTTGAAGTTGTTAAAAATGTTGAAACAAGTGTTACTCAAGAAAAAATGATAGAAACTATTAATAATATTTTATTACAAAGAAATGAAAATACGAATGATGCATTAATGCAATATATAATTTATGCAATATGTTACATTACAACATTTAATAGCAGTAAAAATAAATTTGTTGGATATGGGAACAACTATTCAATGAATATTAATTTGGAGATAAATTTTTCCCCAACTTATCAAAAATTTTTTAATAAAAAATATTCTTGTATATCAATTGATAATATCCCTAAATATGTTAAAGCAATTCCAAATTTTGATACAATAGATAAGTTTGTTGAATTTATGTACGATAGAATATCTCCTAATTTGAAAAGAATAACTCAAAATGGATTGCTGCAATATTTTTATTGTAATTTTCCTAACAGCGATACAAATAAGTCAGAATGTGCTAATTTTGAAAAAGAAAAAAAAACAAATGATAGCATAAAGCAAGCCTTTAAAAATCTTAAGGATGGATTAGATAGTTTACAAAAATTAAAATCAAATACAACTTATAACATTAAAGACCTTGATGTTTTATTATTACTTAATGGAACTGTCACAAATAGCCAAAATCCAAAATCAACAACAGAACAGAATAATTTAAAC